TGATTATGAGATAGAATTTGACGGTGAAAATATTGTAGAAGGAATTGAAGATTTAAACTCTGATGTTTCTAGTTTAAAACAATTTGCAACAGGTCAGTTAGATGAAACAGATTTAAAAATTAGACAAGAGAAACTTAAAAAAGTACAAGACCTAAATGAAAACCAAGTATCTCAAGCAGAATATTTAGAAACTAAGTATGGTCCTGGCGATGAGGGTAGTCCTTATTATCAAGACTTTTCAGACTATGACTAAAAAACTAACAACCACAATACCACCTAAAAGAGGACCCAATCCACAAGGCTTGAATATTCCTCTAAAACAGGTTAAAACATCCAATACACCGGAGAATATAAATGGCAGATATAGACAAATCGTTACCAAACGTAAAAACATCGATCGAGGTTGATCCTCAAGAGGAAATCGAAATTGAAGAACAGAAAGCTGAAGAGCTTTCTGAACAACCCGTTGAAGTAAACGAACAAGAAGATGGAAGTGTTGAAGTTAATTTTGATCCAAGCAAAGTTAACATCGAAGGGCAACCAACTCACTTTGATAATTTAGCAGAATTACTTCCAGAAGATATTACAGATCCAATTGGAAATGAGCTTGTAGAAAATTACATGGACTACAAAGCATCAAGAAAAGATTGGGAACAAACTTATAAAACAGGTTTAGATTTATTAGGTTTTAAGTATGACCAAAGAACAGAACCTTTTACTGGAGCTTCAGGTGCAACACATCCCGTGCTTGCAGAAGCTGTTACACAATTCCAAGCAGGAGCTTACAAAGAATTATTACCTGCTGAAGGACCAGTCAGAACTCAAATAGTTGGTAATCCAGATCAAGCAAAAGCAGCTCAAGCTCAACGTGTTAAAGATTACATGAACTACGAATTAATGGAGAAGATGGAAGAGTATGAACCAGAGTTTGATCAAATGTTATTTCATTTACCACTCGCAGGTTCTACATTTAAAAAAGTTTACTATGATGAACTGTTAGGTAGAGCTGTTTCTAAGTTTGTACCTGCAGATGATTTAGTAGTTCCGTATTCAGCTACCTCATTAGATGATGCGGACGCAATTATTGAAACAATAAAAATATCTGAAAACGATTTAAGAAAACAACAAGTCGCTGGTTTCTATTCTGATATAGAATTACAAAAACCACAAGACAAAGAAGATGAGATTGAGAAAAAAGAACGAGAACTAGAAGGAACTAGAAAATCAGGTAAACAAGAAATGGTATACACTCTTTTAGAGTGTCATGTTAATTTAGATTTAGAAGGGTTTGAAGATAAAGATGATGAATTAAACCCTACAGGAATAAAATTACCTTACATCGTAACTGTTGATGAAACTTCAAGAAAAGTTTTATCAATCAGAAGAAACTACGAACCAACAGATCCAAAGAGAAATAAAATCCAATATTTTGTCCATTTTAAATTTCTACCGGGTCTAGGGTTTTATGGCTTTGGATTAATTCATATGATTGGCGGATTGAGCAGAACTGCAACAGCTGCTCTCCGTCAATTATTAGATGCAGGAACTTTATCTAATTTACCTGCTGGATTTAAACAAAGAGGTATTAGAGTTAGAGATGAAGCGGCTCCATTACAGCCAGGTGAGTTTAGAGATGTAGATGCACCAGGCGGTAATTTAAGAGATGCATTTATGACTCTACCTTACAAAGAACCAAGTCCAACATTATTACAATTAATGGGTGTTGTTGTTTCTGCAGGTCAAAGATTCGCGGCTATTGCTGATATGCAAGTGGGTGAAGGAAATCAAAGTGCTGCAGTTGGAACTACAGTTGCATTACTTGAAAGAGGTTCAAGAGTTATGTCTGCAATCCACAAAAGATTGTATTCAGGAATGAAAAAAGAATTTAGATTACTTGCAAAAGTATTTAAAACTTACTTACCACCGGTTTATCCATTTGATGTAGTTGGTGGAAGAAGAGAAATTAAACAAATGGATTTTGATGACAGAGTAGATATTTTACCTGTTGCAGATCCAAATATATTCTCAATGGCTCAAAGAATATCTATGGCCCAAACAGAATTACAACTTGCAACATCGAATCCACAAATACATAATTTGTATTCTGCTTATAGAAAAATGTACGAAGCGTTAGGTGTAAAAAATATTGATCAAATATTACCACCACCTGCTCCAGTACAACCTATGGATCCAAGTTTAGAGCACATCAATGCGTTAGGAGCAAAACCTTTCCAAGCATTTAGAGCTCAAGATCATAGAGCACACGTTACAGCGCATTTAACGTTCATGTCTACTAACATTGTAAGAAATAATCCTATGGTTATGGCTTCAATACAGAAAAATATACTTGAACACATCAGTTTAATGGCTCAAGAACAAGTAGAATTAGAGTTTGCAGAGCAATTACAACAAATTCAAATGCTACAAGTACAAGCACAACAAGATCCAATGGCTCAACAACAGCTACAAAAGTTTTCTCAAGACATTGAAGCGAGAAAAGCAGTACTTGTTGCAGAGTTAACAGCTGATTTTGCGAAAGAAGAGAAGGAAATTACGTCTCAATTTGATAATGACCCTCTTCTAAAACTAAAATCAAGAGAAGTTGACCTAAGAGCAATGGAAAATGAACGAAAAAAACAAGCTGACCAAGAAAAAGCAGACCTTGATAGAGCAAAATTAGTCCAAGCAAGAGAATTAGCTGAAGATAAGATGGATCAAAACGAAGATTTAGCTAAATTAAGAGCTGGAGTTAGTCTTGCAGGCAAAGGAATTAGTCAAGCTAACATAATGATGGAGGAATAATTATGCCAATGACTGAAAAAGGTAAAAAAATTATGAAATCGATGAAAAAACAATATGGTAAGAAAAAAGGTGAAAAGATATTCTATGCATCTAAGAATAAAGGTGTTATAAAAGGGGTAGAAAAAGGTAAAAAATCATGATGAACTATAAAAAACAAAAAGACATTAACATTCCTGATCAAAATGTAGAAGTAGATCCAAGATCTAAGACTACAGCTGACAAAGCGTTCAATGGTTTACCAATGGGTGACAAAGAACAAGTCAGAGGTCAAAAAAGAATGTTAGCTGATAAGAAAAGAAAAGCTACTTGGTACTAATATGTGGTTCGGTGCTATTAAATTAGCCGTTCAAGCTGGCTCTCACATTTTTAAAAATCGTCAGAAGACTAAAATGCTTATGGCGGACGCACAAATGCGTCATGCAGAAAAAATGGCAAATGGAGAAGCAGAATACCAAGGTAAATTATTAGAAGCAAGGCAATCGGACTGGAAAGACGAATTTATTTTAATTTTACTTTCGGCTCCAATTGCGTTATTATCGTGGGCAGTGTTTTCGGATGATCCAAGTGCAATGGAAAAAATGAAATTGTTCTTTGAATATTTTTCACAACTTCCATTTTGGTATCAGACAATTTTCGTGGGCGTCATAGCGAGCGTTTACGGACTTAAAGCAACTGATTTAATAAAGAGGAAATAAATATGATGAAAAAGAAAATGAAAAAGAAAAAATCATTCCCTGATATGTCAGGTGATGGTAAAGTAACTAAAAAAGATATCTTAATGGCAAGAGGTGTTATTAAGAAAAATAAAAAGGGGAAAAAATAATGCCAGGAAAATCTAAAGATGCTACGGACCCAGCTAAAATGAAAAAATTTCAATTTGATGATGATATTCCTCAAAGACTTCAAAGAAAAGAAACTACTATAGATGAAGTGAAAAGAGAGAATGCTAAAAATGGTGGTTGTATGCAAATTAAAGGTTGGGGTAAAGCGAGAAAAAGATAATGAGTTTAAAAGGAACAAATAAAATTTTTAAAAAATTAGAATCTAAAGTACCTTTTAAAAAAGGTCATAAAGTTAAATATGAATCACCTATAAGTAAATTAACTAGAAAACCAAAAACGAAAGGAACTAAAAATGTCTAGTAAAATGCATAAAACTAAATCTGGAAAAATGGCAAAGAAAGGTCTTTGGTATAACATCCAGCAAAAGAAAAAAAGAATTGCTGCAGGTAGCGGTGAGAAAATGAGAAAACCTGGAAGTAAAGGTGCACCAACTGCTAAAGCGATTAAAAAATCACAAAGCAAAGC